ATGCTATACCTGTGTTGACAGATACTGTGATTGAAGATTTGCCGCAATTAAACATTGATAATGAGTTGTTAAAAATATATGTTAACACTGAAGTACAAAATTTCTTCTTCAATAAAAATCAGTACGAAAAGTCAAAAATTGTCAAAATTGCCAAGGCCTGGAACACTGAAACGGCGATATTTTTAAATGAAGGTATTGACCCATCTGTATTGGAAGATTGGATTTTGACATTGCAATCATGTGATGTTAAACTAGATGAAGTAGCAGTTTTGTTTAGACAAAAGAATGAAGACAGTGGTGAAGAATTTAACAATTTGATCAAAAATTACGGGTTGAACAAGGCAGTTTCTGAAAACCCCAAATGGATCTTTTTAGGAAGCAAATACCCTAAGAGTTTGGTCAAAAATAAAGTTCATCCATCAATTTGTATTTGTGAAAACAAATATGTAACACCGCACTACACAATTAAGAGTGCGATAAAAAACAGCATGATTAACCTTTTTTACGGTGATCATGACCCCAAGGAGAAAGACGTTGTCGTCATGTAAAATTATTTTAAAAGACGAAGTTAATGTCAAAATTGAAGGATTAGATTTAGATACTCGAAAAAAATTAGTGTCTAAGTTCAAGTACGAGTTACCTTATGCT